GTGGATTCATTCGCTTTCGCGAGATTGTCGATGGGCAAGAGAATTTTTTCCGCATGGCTGGAGTCTCTCTGACGCAAGAGCGGGCTCACCTCATGCGTTGCGTCGCGATCGAAATCGTCTGCTTGGTTACCGTCTCGCAGGTGGGAGCGGAAAAGGCGATGATGATCGCTTGTGCGTCGAGAAACTGAAGTAATCACGAAAAAGCAAAATGGGATCGAAGACCGGAGCCCATCTCTGGAAAAAGGGACAATCCGGGAACCCGAAGGGCAGGCCTGTAGGCGTCAGCTACTGCGAATTCGGGGAGAAAATTCGCAAGGCCACGGGAGACGGCGACCTCATCATCAGCACGGTCAAGGGCATTCTCGTAGATCCAAAATCACCACGCGCTGTTCGATTGGACGCGGCAAGATTCCTCGCTTCCTACGCCCACGGCCTTCCCGTTCGACCCGTCGAAGTCAACGGTGAGGTCGCCCATCGTCACCATCTCGCCGTTGTGATTGCCGCAAGCTTTCTTCCGCCAGAAGAGGCGCAGGCTCTGCTAAAGGGTGAGGCGGAAAAGCTCGAAGAGCCTAAGCAGATTGACGCGCAGATCTCCGAGACGAACGGCCCAACGAACGGAAACGGAAGCCACGAGTGAGCGATCTCTTCGAATCTTCGCTGCGGATTCGATCGTGGCGCGAAGATCCTGTCAAATTCGTATGGGACAATTTCGGGGTGACGCCTGATGCTTGGCAGGTGAAAGCGCTTCGAGCGTTCGCTTCGAGCGACCAAAAATTCTCACGCATCTCGATGCAGGCCTGTGCGGGTCCGGGCAAAACTGCGCTTGAAGCTTGGATCGGGCTCAACTTCATCTCCTGCTACGGCGACCAGTACGATCACCCCAAGGGTGCTGCTGTGTCCGTCACCTACGACAACTTGAAGGACAATCTCTGGCCCGAGTTCGCAAAGTGGATGCGCAAGTCAAAGTATATCGACTCGATGTTCACCTGGACGAAAGAGAGAATCTTCTCGAAGGAAAACCCCGAGGACTGGTTCATTTCGGCTCGATCGTTCAGCAAGAGCGCCAACGAGGAGGAACAGGGTCGAACGCTTTCGGGATTGCACAGCAAGTATGTGCTCGCGCTGATCGATGAGAGCGGCGAGATCCCGACTTCCGTGTTGAAGGCCGCGGAGCAAGCGCTCTCCAACTGCAAGTTCGGCAAGATCGTGCAAGCGGGAAACCCGACCTCGCTCGACGGAATGCTGTTCGCAGCCGCCAAGCACCTGCGCGATCAGTGGTTTGTCATTCGCATCACAGGAGATCCCGACGACCCCGATCGATCACCCAGGATTTCGATCGAGTGGGCTCGCAAGCAGATTGAGCAATACGGTCGAGAAGACCCGTGGGTCAAGAGCTACATTCTAGGAGAATTCCCCGCAGCCAGCTTCGATGCGCTTCTTTCGCCAGATGAGATCTACACGGCAATGAACCGCAATGTGCCAGAGCAGGATTTCTTTTTCTCGCAGCGGCGCATTGGCGTTGACTGCGCCAGGTTTGGCGACGACGCGACGGTGATCTTCCCGCGTCAAGGGCTCGTTGCCTCCCGATTCGTGGAGATGCGAGGAGCGAGAACAAATGAGATCGCCTCTCGCGTGATGCTCGCGCAGAGCCGGTTCGGGGCAGAAGCGATCTTCGTCGATGACACGGGCGGGTATGGAGCCGGAGTCATTGACTCGCTAATTCAGAACGGTCTTTCGCCAATTGCGGTGCAGTTCGCTGGCAAACCGGACGATCCTCGCTACCGCAACAAGCGGGCGGAAATGTGGTATCGCATGGCCGAATGGGTTAAGCGCGGTGGAGCGCTGCCAGACGATCCCATGCTTGCCAAGGAGCTCGCTGCTGCGCGGTACACTTTCCACAATGGTCGATACGCTCTAGAAGAAAAAGACCAGATCAAGGAGCGCCTGAAGTTCTCTCCCGACAGGGCCGACTCGCTTGCTTGCACCTTTTTCATGGAGGACATGCCGTCGAAATCTCCCATTGATCGGCTGGTCGATCTCGCTCGTGAGAACGAGCGCACGCAAGACTGGGAGCCCGAGTTCATGCGATAGGGGTATTGCCAAACGCTAGATCTTGTGTTCAATCGTATTTGAGAGGATCAGTTTCAGGAGTGAGACTGCGAGCGGTTGGTTGATCGAAATTCGCCGGGCACGGTTCGAAGACATTCCGTGGATCAGCGGGGAACTGCGCAAGTTCTCCGACTTCTTTGGATCGAAGAGAAAGCTCTTTCGCGATGAAGAATTCACGCGCAAGGGCCTCGTCGAGATGATCGAGCGTCATGTGCTCTTCGTGTCAGATCACAATGGCGTTCTCACCGGATTCATCGGCGCTTACTTCCTTCCCCATCCCTTCAATCCAGACATCAAGCTGCTCCAGGAAACCTTCTGGTGGGTTGCGCAGGCCTATCGAGGGGGAAGCTCCGGCGCTCGCCTTTTGCACAGCTTCATTGAGTGGGGAAAAGATCATGCCGACTGGATCAGCGTTTCGCTCGAAGCCAACTCTCCAGTGCGCGAGGACGCACTGGAATCGCGGGGGTTTCGACATCAAGAATCTTCGTTCCTGATGGAGGTTTGAGCATGCCAGCACTTAGCACAATTGCGCTCGTGACTGCCGCGACTGCGGCGGTTGCTGGGGCCACTTCGACAGCTGTACAAGGATCTCAAGCGAGAAAGTCCGCAGAGCATGACGCCGACCGACTGCGCCTTGAGCAGGAAGAGGAGAAGGCGCGACTCGAAGACGAGCGCAAGAAGGAAGCCGATAAGCTCGCGATGAGCCTTGAGCAGGCGCGCAGCCGATCCTTCCAGCGCCGTCCGGCGAGGCGCGGAACGATCGCGACGAGTCCGCTTGGCATCACGAATACCGGCGAACAAACCTCTTCACAGAAAACACTCCTGGGTCAATAGCCGATGGTGAAGTTCGAGCGCGTTCAAGAGACCAAGAGGCAAAGATACTTCCGCCTCTTCGCGCAGCTTGATCGAGTTCGCTCGAACCACATGGATCACTGGATGGACTTAGGCGAGAACTATCTCCCTCGCCGAACGGAGTGGCTTGTCCAGGACGCCGATGAGCGTCCGCAGATTCGAAGCAAGTCGATCATCAACACCTCTCCGCTTGAGGCCCTGCGCGTTCTTTCGACTGGGATGAATTCTGGGATCACTAACTCCGCGAGGCCTTGGTTTCGCCTGACGACGCAAGATCCCAACCTCGCCGACTTCGAAGAAGTGAAGGACTGGCTCCATGTCGTGACGCAGCGCATGGCGACCATGTTCTTGCGCTCGAATCTCTACAGCATCTTGCCTGGAGCTTACAAGGAATGCGGAGTCTTTGGCACATCAGTGATTTTCGTCGAGGAAGACGACGACACGATCCTCTTCTTTCGCTCGCTTCCGATTGGCTCGTACTGGCTTGGTTGCGATCAAAAGGGACAGACGAGAGTTTTCTATCGCAAGTTCCGCATGACGGTTCGCCAGGTGATCGAGAAGTTCGCCAAACGCGGACGCGACGGAGAGCCGGACTTTTCCAACATTTCGGACGCGGTCAGGATCGAGTACCAGAACAATAACCTGGAAGCCTGGGTCGAGGTTCACCATGTCGTTGAACCAAACGACGAGTACGATCCCGATCGGTTGGAGTCGAAATTTAAGCGGTTCCGCTCCTGCTACTTCGAGTACGGCGTTGGCTCTTTCAGTAAGGCCTATTTCCAGGGGAAGAACGACGATATCTACCTGCGTGAATCCGGATACGACGATTTTCCGGTACTCGCATTCATCTGGGAGAAGGTTGAGGGAGATTCCTACGGTACTTCTTGCCCAGGTATCGACGCGCTTCCCGATGTGAAGCAACTCCAGAGCATGGAGAAGCGCAAGGCGCAGGCCTTGGAATTGAAGGTCATGCCGCCGATGAACGCGAGTCCATCGCTTCGCGCTCAAAAGCTTTCCCTGCTTCCCCGCTCGACGAACTGGGCGCTTCTTCCTGGCGGACAATCCGCGTATCAGCCGACTCTCAATGTGAACTTCGACATCAGGGAGCTCGAAGCTGATATTCGAGCGATCGAGGCGAGAATCGACCGGCTTTTCTATAAGCATGTCTTCCAGTTCTTTTCCTCTGACGATCGTGCGGATAGGCCGACAGCCGCGGAAGTCAACGAGGTCAAGCTGGAGAAGCTTTCCTCCGTTGGCGGCGTCCTCGAACAGGCCAACTTGACGCTGCTGACGCCACTCATCGACTGGGGATTCAACACGATGCTTCGTCGCGGACTTGTGCCTCCTCCTCCTCGTCAGCTTCGTAATCAGCCCTTGAAGATCGAGTATGTCTCGGTGATGGCTCTGGCGCAGAAGGCTTCCCAGCTTGGCGGCATGGAGCGGTTCCACAACATGATCGCGAACATGGCGGCGCTAAAGCCCACGGTTCTCGATAAACTCAACTCCGACAAGTTCATCAACGAATACGCCGACGCCATTGGCATGACGCCAAACTCGGTCAACAGCGACGATGAGGCCGATGCCATTCGCCAGCAGCGCGAGCAGATCAACCAGCAGCAGGCTGCGGCGCAGGGGATGGAAACGATTAAGATGGGTGCGGAGGCGGCAAAGACTCTGTCGGAGACGGATCTCGAAAAGGATAGCGCGTTGAAGGCCCTTGTTGACAAGTCAAGAGCGGGTGCTCTTGTGTAGGAAGAAAGGATCACTGAAATGGCGAAGGTTCTGAAGGTTTACGACGGACACAATAACGGCGACCATGTTGCTGCTCCTCCGACAGCCAATGACACGCTGGTGGGTGCGGCGAGTGCGCAGACGCTGACGAACAAGACGCTTTCTGCGCCGGTTGTTTCGGCGAATGCGCCTGTATCGGCGGGTGGCGCCTCACTGACTCTTACAGCGGCCACTCATGGCGGCAAGACGATGATCTTCGATGCCGCGACCGGCGTGACCTTCACGCTTCCCGCGGCGACCGGTACCGGAGTCAGGTTTCGGTTTGTCGTCACTGTGACCGTGACCTCGAATCAGCATCGGATCGATGTTGTGGGCAACGACGCGATGTTTGGCGTCGCTCTTGTTGCGCAGGACGGTGGCGATACGATCGTGGCCTTTGAGGCTGGCGCGGATGCCGACCGGATCAACATGAACGGCACCACGACTGGCGGCATCAAGGGCACGGTGATCGAGCTCGAAGATGTCGCGACCGACACTTGGGCTGTCGAATACAAGGGCTCTGCGACTGGTACGGAAGCGACGCCGTTTGTTACTGGCGCGGTTTCGTAGCGATCGATGTCGGAGTACCTCTCGGACAAAGAGAAGGCTCGCCAGGAGCGAGATGCGAAAGACGAGAAATTTCGCATCAAGCAGGTTGGGGCCGATCTTCGCTTCGTGATGCAGAGCTCGCAGGGGCGCAGGCTCATGCGGCGGATTCTGCATTACTGCGATGTGTTCAGTCCCATCTGGCACCCTTCGGCGATGATTCATCGCAATGCCGGGAGGCAGGAGCTTGGACAGGATCTTTTGCGCTTCATCCAGGAAGAGTCGCCTTCGGAGTACCTGGCGATGATCCGGGAGGACCTTGAGGAGTCGCAGAAGATCATGCGTGATGAATCGGAAAAACAGAGGGAGGTCGAGGAAGAATGAGCGAGCAAGCCAACACTGCTCCGGCGCAGGATACAACCAAAGCCGGTGATGCTGGGGCGCAAGCTGGTGCGGCAGGTAATGCCGCGGCAGAAACAAAGCCGTCAGAGAATTTAGCGAATAACGCGAATTCTGCGAAGGCGAATGCGGGTGCAGCGGAGAAGCCCAAGAAGGGGTCTCTGGCGACTGACCCGTTGGAGAATCCAGGAGCGAAAGCTCCTGGTGAGGGCGGTAAGCCGCCGGAAGGTAAAGGGCAAGAGTCCGATGCCAAGGCACCTGTCGCACCTGAAAAGTACGACTTGAAGCTGCCGAAAGACTCGTTTCTGGCGCAGGCCGATCTCGAACGGATAGCTGCTGACGCGAAGGCGTTGGAGCTCACCAACGAGCAGGCACAGGCGCTTTTGGAGCGAGAGCATCAGGCGATTAGCCGCTTTGCCAAAAACCAGTCCGAGTCCCTGGAACGGCAGGGTGAGGTCTGGATGAAGGAGTCGCAGGCAGACAAGGAGATCGGTGGCGAGAAGCTTCCAGCGACTCGCATTGCCGTTCGCAGAGCCTTGGATGCCTATGGCGACAAAGAGTTCGAGAAGATCCTGGAAGACTCGGGGCTGGGAAACAACCGTCACCTGCTCAAGCTTCTTGCGTTTTTCGGAAACAAGATGGGAAACGACAAGGCCGAGATGGGGGGAACCGCTCGTGGCGGTGGCCCCGTGACTCTCGGTCGAGCTCTTTACAGCAAGGTAGACAAGTAGCTCATCGAAGGCGAGAGGACCGTTCTCTTCCTGGTTTCGGTCGAGCGGAATAGGTGACGCATGGCAACGCTGGCAACGAATGTTGTGACGCTTGCTGATTGGGCAAAGAACCAGGACCCCAACGGCAAGCAGGCGAGGATCGCAGAAGTTCTTCGACAGAAGAACGCGATCATCGATGACGCGCTCTGGATGATGGGAAACCTTCCCACGGGTAATCGCACGACGATCCGCACGGGTCTTCCTGCGGTGACTTGGAAGCTGTTGAACGGCGCGACCTCTCCCACCAAGAGCCGCGAAGCGCAGGTCGATGAGGCCTGTGGGATCGCGGAGACTTGGAGCGAGATCCCGGTGGACATCGCGGATCTTGGTGGTCAGCCCGATGTGTTCCGCTCTTCGCGAGCGGTCGCACACATGGAGGCAATGTCGCAGGAAGTGGCACAGACCATTTTCTACGGCAACTCGACGACTGCACCGGAAGAGTTCACGGGGCTTGCTGCTCGCTACTCCAGCCAGTCGGCTGAAATCGGGCAGAACATTCTCGATGCAGGTGGAACTGGATCGGACAACGCTTCGATCTGGTTGATCGTCTGGGGCGAGAATCAGGTTCACGGGATCTATCCCCAGGGAAGCGTGATGGGGCTGGAGCACAAGAACTTCGGCGAAGAGACCAAGGAGACGACCGATGGTCTGCAGCGGGTCTATCGCGAGAACTTCAAGTGGAAGTGCGGGATTTCGGTGCCCGATTGGCGCTACGCTGTTCGCATTGCGAACATCGATGTGTCCAACCTGGTGACGAAGTCTAATGCGGCGGATCTGTATGACCTCATGCAGATGGCGATCGAGCACATCCCCGACGACGAGGCGGTGTCTGCCAGCGGCAGGTTCTACATGAACCGCACCGTGCGCCAGATGCTGCGAATCCAGGCCCGCGACGATGTGGGCACCGGAGGAGGCCTCACCTACGACAATGTCGGAGGCAAGCGTGTTCTGAGCATGGACGGAGTTCCCGTTCGCATTTGCGATGTGCTGACGGTTACCGAAGCAACGGTTTCCTAGGCGAAAGGAGAAGAATCACATGTACCTCGATGCACAGCTTCGTTTTTCGAACGCACAGCAGGTGACGACCGGATCGGACTCTGGCGTCGCCTCGGAAAACATCATCGACTGGAACGACATTCGCGACATTGGGTCTGGCAGACCGCTCTACATCGTGTTGCTGGTGACGACCGCGATGACGGATTCTGGAAGCAATTCGGCTATGGTTGCGACCCTGGAGACGGACGACAATTCGTCATTCTCCTCGGCCACTACCACGCAGACGCTGCTGACGATCCCCGCCGTTTCTGCGGCGGGAACCGCTCGTTATGCCCAGATTTACCCTGGAGCAGCCAACGAGCGGTACCTGCGCCTGAAATACACCTCGACTAACGGTGCTCTCACCACGGGGAATTTCACGGCGTTCATCACGACCGACATCGACAACTTTGTGGCGTATGCTGACGGGCTCACCTTCGTGAATCCGTAAGACTGATTAACCAGGGGGAGGCTGCTGTTGGCAGTCTCCCCCGTTTTGAAGAAAGGACTGACAATGGCGGAATCAACTACCGTGAAAAAGACCGTCAAAGTGAAAGTCATTGCGCGTCGATTGGGATACTACGGCATGCAGCGGCATTACCCGGCAGGAAGCGGGCACAAGAATGCCGCACAGCCCTTCCTCATCGATGTTCAGGATTTCTCACGCAAGTGGATGAAGGTGGCGCCTGACTCTCGGTACTCGCTCGCACAGGTCTTGAAGATGCAGGCAGAGTATTGGGAGAAGGCGCCCAAGCGGCCAGGGTCGCTAAGCAAGGATCGCTGGTCTGGAGAGACCGAGATGCAAGAGAAGATGGAGAGCGAGCTCGAAGAGGGCGAGGTCGTGCTGGAGGAGCCAGGTGAGACCGACCCTAAGACGATGAGCGAGGCGCAGGTGAAGTCAATTCCTGTGCCCACAAGCCTTTCATCCGTCAAGCCGAAGGCGCCGAAGCCGTCGAGTGGAAATCAGAGTTTGATCTAGGAGCGAAATCATGGGCAGCATTCTGGGCAACAGGAAGGGATCGGTCCCGGTTACAGACCTGGCCGACATCTTTGGCTTTGCGAGGGTTGATCTGTCGATCTCCTCTTCGGCGGCGCAGACGGCTGCGCTCCCGGAGGGGAGGTACGACATCTGGAGCGACATCGATTGCTTCATCAAGATCAGCACGGACGCCACGACGGGGTTGACGACCTCGACTGGGTACTTGCTTCGCGCCAACAACACCGTGACCTTCTTCGTGCGCGACGATCATAAGATCGGTGCGGTCACGGCGAGCGCCTCGGGGACATTGTCTGCCCATCGCGTCGGCTAGGGGCTTAAGAAGTGAGGCCACATGCCGAGGCAACTTGCAGTCAATGCGGCCAAGAAGACGATCGATGTGTCAGCGCTCGATGTCACGATCGACGACTCGCCTACTTCGGCGCAGGCGACCGATCTTGATGTCACGGGGTACACGCATTTCGCGATTGGGTTTCAGTGCACATCGACTGGGGTTGGCGCCCACAACTTCGACATCATCGTCAGCTTCTCTCGGGACGGGACGGACTACTACAAGCTGCAAAACGATTTCTGGGGATTCTTGCGCTATGAGGATACAGCCTTCTCGACGGCGGACACGATCCTGCTTGATGGTGAGATCCCGTCAGGAGCGATCTTCATGCAGATAGACATCGTGGGCAACGGCACGACGGCGTCGCTCTTTTTTACATTCGACAACTGGTATCTGGGGCTGGATTCTGGGAAGTAGAAAGTGGCGAACAAGATCGTCCTCATCAAGAAGGGCCTGCGCGAGGGGGTGGAGTTCCCCCTTGATGTGGATACCGGCACCAACGGGCGAAGCCTTTGCCATGACGGGGACGATTCGTTTTGGGTGCTTCTCACCGGCAACCCTGTCCATGTGAAGAAGTACCGAATTGACCGTGGGGCGAACCAGGCCGTGTTTACTGGGGTTGACCTGTCCGTGACCGCAACGCAGGGGACAGGCGTTTGCACGGATGGGGCATCGCTCTATGTGTCTACATGGAATGTGCGAGGGTCAACGACCACGAAAAACATCCTCAAGGTTGACAGGCGCGGTGGCAAAGAGATTGCCAGGTTTACATACTCGTCTGAAACCGGCCTCACACTAGCCACATCCGCCTTAGATCTCTCGTTCGACGGCGAGAAGGTCTGGTACGGATTTGTTACCGGGGTTGTCGGCGCGAACAACCGCATGAGATCGCAACAGGTGAGCAA